CCAAGCAACATTTAGAGAGGTGTTTGAACCATGAGCAGTTCTGCTATTGTTAGCAATCTTCAGAATACAAACCCGTCAGCAATAATTGAACTTTTTACCTTACAACTTGATAATAGTTTGCATGGTGCTACTACTATTTACAGGTTTCATAATGGCTCATCTTTAAAAGATAATGGAGAGATAGTTTGGGCTGGTAATACTTATCAGAGATTTCCAATAAAAGCTGAAGGTTTTGCTTTTAGGCAAGGACAGCTACCTAGACCTACATTAACTGTTAGCAATGCACTAGGCACTATCACAGCTATTTTGCTTAGTGTGAATACAACAACTG